CGTGCCGTCACCATTCACGATGTCGCTGGTGTCTTGCATGTTTTTGACCGTGGAGAGCGATTGCGCGAGCGCCTGCTGTTTGACGGTCTTTTGGATTACCTGCGTCATATCCCCGATGTCTTGGGTGCTGAAATGCTGCGCAATAGCTGGGTCTTGCAGCATTTGAGCTGCCTTCTGTGGGTTGCTCTGCGCAACACCGGCAATGAAGCTCTTGGCGTAATCGCCCTGGAAGTCCTTGAGGAAAGCTGCCGTTTTGTCTGCGCCCACCACGGGGTCAGCAAATTGGTGCATAGACTGCATTGCCTGCTGGTAATTCATGGCAGTTTGCAGGTCGCCGTCAGGGTCTTGTGCAAACGATTGGCCAGCTGCGTTGGCTTCATTGAGGTACGTAACGCGGCCAGTTTGCAGGTTGTTCACGCCATTGCGGATTTGCTGCTTTGTACCCCATGCCGAATTAAGGTCATCGCTCTGCGTCGAGAGCTCAATAGCCTTGTTCTGAAACGCAGGCATGGCAATAGCAGGCACGTTGCTGCTGTTTGTGTCGATGATTTTCTGACGGTCAGCCTGGTACTGCTGCACAGCCTTTGGATTGGTTGGGTCATCGGCATTGTTGAGCCTGAATTGGCTATCAAGCTGACGAAACTGGCTTTGCGTCTGAGCTGTGGCGGCCAACGCTTTGCCATTGGCAGAGATAGACGCAGCCTGCGCGGCCAAGTCGCCAGCAGCGTTGAGCTCCTCGCTGCCCGCGTCTTGTGTCGGCGTTACGGTGTTTACATCTGTATTAAAATCAAGGTTGCGATTTGCCATGTTACTGCATCCATGATGGGGGCTGATAAGGGCCAACAGGGCTAGGGTCGAGAGCACCACCCAGAGATTGACCAAGCGCATTGGTGTCACCCGTTTGCAAGAAGCTGCCAAAGAAGCTGCCGCCAGACTGGGTGCCGTTGCCTTGATTGCCGCCGAACAGCTTGAGCGCAGAGCTGCCCAGACCACTCAGGGCGGCTGTACGGGCCGTGGCGTTGTTGTTCGAGATTGACGCAGCTGCATTGGCATTGTTGCGTTGGATGTCGGTGATGCCTTGGCCATACGCTTGCGTGATGACGTTATTGACCGCCGTATTCGGGTCAAGAGCGATGCCAGATTGCAGGTACGAGGTTTGAAGGCTGCCAGCACGCCGTTGGGCGTTGTTGGAGATATTCGTATCCTGATACGTGGTTTCTTGGTTGATAGCCGTGTTTTTGCTGTTGGCAGTCGCAAATTGGTTTGCAGCACCAAGGAAGCCAGAGGCCGCGGTTACATCACTTTCCCAGCCCATAAAGCCCCCTCTTTCACGATTGCCCAGCAATCATAGTCACGGTCGTTGATAAATTTGCGCTTAAGCCCCTCATGGGCGAAGCCTAGCCACTTGTGCCAAACCTGTATTTTGCGCACTGCCAAGCTCTCAGTTTGGAAGCGAACAGCGCCCAAATCAGCGATAGCTTGGTGCAGAAACGCCTTAACCTCATGCGCCCATTGCAGGGTATAGCCTGCGCATAGCAACAGGAAACCTGACCAGCACCGGCCATGATAGTTGCGGAATACGATGAAAGCCCGCACGCGGTGGTCAACAATTTGCGTCTGCACATGAAAGCGGCCAGTGAGCAGCTCGCGCACGTCATCAATGGTTGAAAACTCGTTTGGCTCAAAGCCGTCAAGGTCGATGTCCGTAAAGCGTCTAATCATCATTGCACCGAGTAATTGGCTTCGACAGCGTTGCTTGTCAGGATTGCGGGGAGAGGGTCAGATTGCACAACATAGACGTACTTATCTTCCTCGCTATCGTCCGTAATTTCAACATCATAGGTGCCGTCAAGCGGTGCTGGTGGCAGATAGTTGAGGTTTGGTGTGGTACGCAGCTGCACGTCAGTCAGGTCATACAGGCTGGTGCCAGCTCTGACGCCCATGCTGGAGACAAAGCGCAGGCTGAATTTAGAGACAATCTTGAAGGTCACCTGAGTGTTTTTGCCCTGCATGACGAAGCCAAGGCTCATTGATTTCATGATGCCCGTGTATTGCAGGCCAATGACAATGCTGGTGGTCTGGTTTGGAAGCGTGATTGCGCCCCCGCTGACAGTCACAGCGTCGAGGAAACCGCCGTCAGTGATCAACCCTACCTGTTTGCCGTTGTATTGGCTCAGGCCGCTTATGGTGACGAAAGACTTGTACCAGGATGACCAGACATACAGGTTGGTGCTCACAGGCCCCGCGCTGTCGATTTTAGGGGTCTGCAAGACGGTTGCGCTCACGGTGGTGGCATTCGTATAGGCCGTGATGATATAGCGCCCGCTTTCGTAGCCTGTGGCAGTTTTGTACGCGATATGCTTGCCAACGTCAGCGCTTGTGAAGTCATTGGCCGTTGAGACAATCGTACCGCTGGGCTCATTTCCATAATTCGGGTCTGTGCCGGTAGGCGTGAAAGTGATGGTCGAGGTGCGGTAATCCTGAAACGTCAGGCTGTTATCGAGGTAATTGCACCCGCGCAGCTGCTCGCTCACATAGCGCAGATACGCTTCTTGGTCGATGTCCTGATTTTGAGCCTGATTGGTGATGTCGGTTGAAGGCGTCCAAAAGTCTTGGAGCTTCTTAAACTCGACATAATCCGCTTGGCGCTCAACGTAGAAAGTGCCGTTGCGATTAACAAGAGCGAAAAGCTGAGGATTACCAAGGTTATTGCCCATAACAGCGATGTCATTAAAAGTGCCTTGAGTGTTGCGCACATGCCAACCATTGATGTTTTCCTTCTCCTGGAATACGAGCGAGATAATGTTCCCGTCACCACGCAGGCTGTAAATCAGGTTGTTGCGGTCATGCCGGTAACGGATTTTGCTGATGTTGCCGCGTGTCACGTCATACGCCTCAAGGTTGGCGTCCGATGACAGGAAAGCCTCAGTCAGAATATCGTACTTGAAGCTGTACATATTGCGGCTGGCGCGGCCCACGTAGAAAATGAGGCCGTCCTTCTTCAACGGGTAAAAGCCGTTGGTGGGCTCAGCAGAGCTGATGTTGGCCTGCACCGTCGAGGCGGTGATAGCCGTGTTGACCGTCCCGCCGTTGACCGCAATGATGCCGTCAGTCGAGCCCACGATGAGGCTGTTATCACCTGGGAAAATCCACTCAATCTGCTGCACGATGTCGGTGCAGGTGAAGCTAAACGGCGATGCGTCCGTAACGGGGTTATCCGTCAGGGTGAAGTCATCATAGGCCGCAATGCGCGACATCCACAGCGTGGTGAGGTTTGTTGGCGTTGACCCGTACCACAGACGCCCTTTGTAGAAACACACCGCACCAGGCCAATTTGGGCTCGTGAAGGGGTTATTTACCCAGCTGGGTGTTGTGATGGTGAAGGTGTTTGAGCTTGTGCGCGTAAGCACCCTGGGCTGGTAATTGCGATGCGCAAGGTACATCACGTCAGAGTTTTGCGTGAAAGCCCCGCGCTGAGCAATAAACTTGATGTCGGCCAGCGTCCAAGGCGTGGTCAGCTGGTACGGCGTACCGCCATTGAGCACCCAGCCAAAGTTGCCGTTGGTGTCATAGGCCAGAAACTGAAACTGCGCGTTGGTCGCGCAAATCAGGTAATCCTGGGTGATGCCAAACTTAAATTCGAGAAAGGCGCAGTCCTGAAAGGCAACCTCGCTGATGAAGCCAGACGAGAAAATGGCGTTGCCTTTGTAATTGCTTATCCAGTTGGTAAAGATGTCTTGGCCGGTGTTGTAGGTCGGCAGGTCATAACGGCCATTTAAGTCATGGTCGAGCTGCCCTTTGACGTAATTACCGAAGGCGGTGACAACGGTGCTCATTGCTTTTCATCCTGAGCGCCACCAAATCGGCCATAACGGCTGTCACGCATACGCGAGGTCGAGCGCCGGATAGGCTTGTTTTCCTGAGCGTTCTGCGCGGTGGTGTTGAGAAACTCCTGCAATGCGTCTTTCATCATGCTGGTCTTTTTGCTGGCGTCTTGCGTGCTGGCGAGCGCGGTGCATTTGCCCAGCACAAACACAAAGGCCATCGTGAAGTCAGGTGTAAAGCGCGTCACATCGGTCACATCGTCAATGATGCGGATTGGCATACCTGACGTGTAAAGGTCATTCGTGAAAATCATGCCGCTTTCGACTGTCGGAGGGCTGCGCACATCGTCAATACGGCCAACGCCCAGCAGCTTGAGGCAACGCACTGGGTATTCGTAGGCGTAGCCATAAAAGCCCACGTAGCCTGCTGGCAGTGTCACCTGGCTCACGATAAGACGGAACAGGGCAAAGTTGGGCATGAGCGACTTAAGCAGGTATTGCCGGATGAGGTCATACCAAAGGGCAAAGTTCTTTTCTTTATCCGATACCGGCGTGGTGATGTTGTTGATGCTGTTCTTCATCCCCAGCGAGCCGTTGGCTAGGTTACAAATCCATTCTGGGGTGTTGATTGCGGCCATATAACGTCTCCTAAGAAAAAAGGGGCGATGCCGATTTAGTCACGGTCACCGCCCCTGTATTAACCTTCACGGGCTACAGTTTAGCGCGTGGTGGCCTCGTCAATCATCGTATCAAGGTCAATCAGGCCGCCAGCGGTGTTGGCCGTAGGCAACGTGAGGACGAGATAGATACCACCAACCGGTGCCTGGTCAGGCCCGATGAGCAGTAAATCGCGGATTGGCTTGGTCGTATCGAGAGCACCGTTTTTAGCGGAGAGAACGTCAGACCATACCGTGACCGCGGTGGCCAAGGAAACACCTGACCAAAGCTCGTTACCGCCGCCCGACTTCACAGGCTTCAAGGTCTGTGAGTTCATGTCGAGGTAGTAAAAGCCAAGGTTGGCGTTGGTCGCCGTGGTGAGGGCCGCCATTGCCTGCGAGAAGATGCGGGCAATACGGTCATCAAGCGTCAACGGGCCAGCCAGTACGTACGTGTCGCCTGCCACACCCGTTGTAGGAACGGTGTAGCGAGCATTGACGGTACGATACCGCTTGCCAGGGCCGAAGGCAGGAGACAGCGGGTAAGCTGCTTTGCCGATTGAGTTAAGGTTCTGCGTCATAGTGGTTACCTCTTAAAGTTTGTGTTGCATTAAACCAAGGCTTAGCTGAACGGCGTGACAGCGACACCAGAGCCCAGCATATTCGCTTCCACGCGCCACTCACCGTAATTGACATCTTCAATTTCGATGTAAGTGCCGACGAGGCCGCCTTGGGTGCTACCATTCATGGTGATAGTGCCGTTGGCGGTTGCTGCGAAGGTGCCAGGGGTAGCGCCGGTGACAGTCGCAACGCCCCAAATCTTATCTGTCGCGCCAGTCTTAGGGTTGTTACCCGTTTGGACTTTTAGCGTGGCAGTTCCGGTATAGGTCGTTTCGACATAAAGGCGGTACATACCACCCTTGCCGGTGGCGAAAGGAAGGACGAGAGCTTGACCTGCTGCCAGGTTCAAACGCACGTTCTGCCTGTCGCCTTGCTTAAGCTCGCTCAGCTGTAAGGCTGCGGCAGTGATACTGACGCGGCTGTACTTCTGTAGCTGGTCTAAGCGTTTCTTTTTGGGACGTGACATGTGTGACCCTCCTTAAGGGTTAACGAGTTGCGTTAGATGGTCGTGGTCACGATGATGACACGCGGGCCTTCTGTACGCATTGCGTTAATCCAAAGGTCAATAGTGATGTCCACGGAGTTGACTTTCTGGGCTGATTTCTCAACACCCATGTCGCCAATTTCCATAGCCATCAAGATGGACTGAGGAGCCAACACAACGCACGAGCGAGTGGTTGCGCCTTCTGGCAGAACCGGCTGAGCGACAGTACCGCCGCCAGTCGAGGAGCCAGCGAACATGGCAACCATGTACGTCTTGCCAAGCGATTGAGCAACACCAGCAACGTCATTCGGCGTAGCAATCATGTAATCCTGGTTGATAAACTGGTCTTCGCCCATGAGGTCGCTGTTTTCGTTGCCGGTCAAGCAGACAGTTGACCCACGGAACAGCGAATAAGGCAAATCGCTGTTGATGAATTGGGCAGTGATAGCCTGCACAATTTCGTAGGTGAAGCCGCCTGTACCGTCGATGGTCACAACGCCATCGGTAGCAGCGCTGATGCTGCTAGGCGTGGTGTCAGGGCCACCAACAAGGACGTTACCAACCGCTGCGGCGATAGCCACACGGTCAATGACGCGCTCTTTGGCGTTGTTGAGCTGTTGCAGGATGTCGCTTGTGGGGTCGGCAAGCAGCTCGTTGATGTCGTACTTCTTGTCGATTTGGATGGTCTTGGTGAAGCGGCGCTTTGTGAACAAGCGGTTATCCAGCGCGTAGTCGCCGTATTGCTTGTCAGGGTTGCGCGTGTTGACTTCATCAAGCTCGATGCGGCCAATACGGGCAAAGTTTGTGGTCTTGCCGCTGGACGGAGCCATTTTGATTGCCTTGCTGGAAACCAGCTGGCTATCGGTCTGTTGCGCCAACGCAAAGAAGCTGTCCTGAAAGTTCAGGCGAGCGCCCTGCGAAATGGACGGTGAGGTGGTGTACGAAAGTGTCATGTGACATTCCTTCAAAGGGTTGAAAACGAGGGGTTTAAAACGATTTGAAGGTGTCCAGGAAGCCTGGGCTTCTAGCCTGTATCGGGGGGCTTATTCCTCAGAAGGGCCATTGCTGGGTGTCCTTGAGGTGAGAATTTACCATATCTGGTGAAATTCGCAATAAAATAAACGCGGCATAAGTTGCAGGCTATACTCTGTAACGCAAAAGCCCCACGGTGCGTAATCCGTGGGGCTTAAGGTGGTCGGCTCCTCTTACGCAGAGGCCCTACACAGCTGCGTTACGCTGCTTGGTCGGCAGGGTAAATCTTGTCATAGAGCTGCTTCCAGCCAATGGTCGAATGATATTTGATTTTCTTATCATCGGCAATGGCCTTGAGTTGGTCAAGCGTCAAAGGGCTGGCCTTCGCTGCATCACCTGCAACCTTGCGGATTGCGTCAGTGTCCTTCTTGTCGATTTGCTTGAGTGCCAGAGCCTCGCGGTCAATGGTTTCCTCAATCGTGGCGACATGACCATTGAAGCGGCGTATCCTGCCGTCTGCAACGATTGGCTCATGCTTAGCAGGGTTATAGCCCTCCTTGGTGTGGTCATATTCATCACCAACGAGCCCGTGGATTTTGCGGGCAGCTTCTGACCAGGCAACGCGGCGAGCGTGCTGCACTGAGCCCTTTTTGTACAAAGGGACACCTGACAGGTCATTGGCAGCTGCAAAGTCTTGGATTTCCTCATAGTTCATTTTGAGGATGTCCTTGCCAACGTATGACAGCACTGCATCGGGGTTTTTCTCGTTGAGGTCGATGCTGTCGATAAACACCTCACGGACGCGCTTAACGGTCTTGTACTTGCGCTCGTCAGTGGGTTTGCCGTTGACCATCTTGCGTGCTTGACCAATCCAAATGGCGGCATAACGCCTAATCACCATCTGCATGGCCTTGTCCTCGTCAAGTGCGGGGATGATACCCACAATGCCGTCAAAGCTCTCAGTGTCCTTATCGGTAGCGATAAAGCTTCCTGAGATAGTCACAATCAAAGTCTTGCTCATAGTATTTCCCTTCTCTGGGTTTGTCCTGATTTGGACGGGTGTGGGTGGCTATAAACCGGCCACCCAACGGTATGTCCTCACTCCTGTTGTCGGGCGCGAGGGTCATTGGTGTAGGTGTCCGAAAGCTGCTTGACCAAATCGGCTTTCTGCTCGTGCGTGTGGAAACCAGAGGTCAGCTTTGCGAGCTGCCCGCGGATTGTTGCACGCTTGCCTTCGATGTCGCCACCAGCGTTGTTGGTCGCGGCAGGGTCGCTGAAATGAGCAAGCGCTGTTTCCTTAACGCCGTAACGCTTCATCATGTTTTGCGTGGCCTTATCCACGTTGATGAGCGTGCGGTAAATCATAGAAACGTACGGGTTGGGTAATGCGCCCATCATGGCTTGGTCTTCCGGCGACATCATGGCTTTGAGGTTATTGTAAGCCACACCTGTGGATTGCTCCCAGTTATCGCCAAAGGACGTTTTCATGGTGGTCTTGAAGGCCTCAGGGTCAAAGAGCTTTTCCTGCTCTGCTTGGCCCAGCTCTTGGTATTTGGCAATGACAGGGTTTGCCTGCGTTGCACTGATACCGTTCTCCATCATGGCCTTTGCGAGGCCTTCCTTGAGCGCTGGGACAGGCTCGCCAGCGAATTGGTACTCACTGACATCGGCAGGGCGCATTTGAGCGTAAAACGCTTCCCTGTCCTCTGGCGTGGCTGTCTTGAGGTCAGGCACGATGGACTTCTTGCCAATGAGCTCCTGGGTGTTGGCCAGCTGTTTCCACAGCTCAGCCTCGCTGGTGACCTTCGCAGCCCACGGCTTATCCTTGTATTCGTCAGGGATTTTAAACGAGGATTGCGGGGGTTGTTGGCCATCTGGGGCCGTGGGTTTCACAGAACCATCTGGCTGGGTAGGTTCTGTCGGCTTTAAGGTTGTATCCGTCCCAGGCGTCTTTGGGGCTTCGGGTGCAGCCGCGGGCGCAGCAGGTGAGGCGTTTGGGTCACCACCAGACGGCGCTGAGGGTGCAGCAGGAGCAGGATTACCTGACGCTGGCGCTGCTGGAGCGCTAGGCGTTGACGGCGCGGCTGGGGCGGCTGGAGCTGCGGCAGGAGCCGCTGGCGCTGCGCTGGGCGTGGCAGGCGCGATGTTGGTGGGTTCTGACATGGGTTATGCCCCTTCCTTCTGGTTGGCGGGTTTAAGGCACATCGCTTTCTTGGCGTAAAACGATGCGGTTTCAAGGTGGGTCTTAGCCAGCGCAAACTCGCGGCTATTGACCAAGCACTTGACCTTAAGCGCCTCAAGGAATGCGTCAAACGATGCAGCAATGTTGTTTGCTTCCTGCACGCCCTGCTCGTTGAGGGCGATGGTAGCAAACTCTTGGTTCTTTGTTTTGGCCATTATTCAGCTCCTGGTGTGTTTTTGGGGATGGGAGTGAAGGTTTGCAGGCTTGCTTTAGCGGCGGGGAATGCCTGCGCTGCCTCACTATTGGGGTAAACCTGGAGCGTGCCTGACGCCACTAACTGCTCGCTGGGCGTGAGAGTGACATCAACGCTACCCTCAAGCACCACAACGTGGTTGTTATTGCAGTTAAATGCGTACGGGCCACGCTCCATAGTTCACCTCAATTCTTGTTGAAGTATTTGGCGAAGGTGGCAGCGGCCATAAAGCCAAAGCCGTCATCGTCCTGCACGTAATAATCGCCCACATTCGTGCTGCTGTGGCATTTCACGGTCTGGCCGTTCTCCAGCGTTGCAACCTCAGCCTCGACCAATGTGACCGCGTCCGCGTGCACAACGAAAGGATTTGCTGTGTACGTTGGAAGGGCTGACAGCGTGCCGTCAGGTTGGGATTGAGCAGCGGGATTGGTTTCTGCCAGCTCGCCTGCGTCACCATCGGCCTCAGCTGTCGCTTTGGCGGCTTCTGCGGCCTGATACGTCAGGCGGTTGTTTTCCTCAACCATGAAGTCGCCAACCACGACAACGCCACCAGGAACAGCGGCAAGCCAGTCAGCGTTGACGTTGAAAGGCATATCGCGGGTCTTGCTGTAAAGCAGCTGCGAGCCGTCACCGGCAACGTCAGACACCTTCTCAATCTCATAAAACTTCTTCATGGGGATTTCCTTACATGTTTTGGAGGTCGCTGACCATTTCAGTGAGAACGTCAAGCAGTCGGTCAAGCGTCATCTGCTCAGCGTTGTATTGGGCAAAGAAGCCGGAAGGCACACCTTGCGGGCCATCTTTCTGCACGTTCTGAGGACGCGAGCCTAAGAGCCTATCGCGTATGTCAGACAGGCGTTGCACCTGAATTGCCACACGTTCGTTATTGCTCTGCATCTGGCGCAGAACATTATCAGGCGCAGAAAGCCTGTCGGTTGCTGCACTGCCTGCGTTTGCGTAGCCTGGTGAAGTCGGGGAATTAATCATTCGATAGCACTCCTCATGTCAGGGGTTAAGAACGGGCGAACCCATTTCAGATAAAACTCTGATTTACGGTTAACGTCCACCATTTTCACAGTATCCTTGTATCCGATAACTGAGAAAAGCTCTGAATGCTGAATGAGGCCGCGCAGGAGTTGCTCACCTGCTTCACTCGTCGCCACCATTCGCACTATACGTGACCACTCCTCAAGCTCAGCCTTGCGCTTTTCGGCGTTGGCCTCACGGTCTTGCAGCTTGCCAAACATCGCGTCAGCGGCCTTTAGCTGGCCGAATAGAGGGTGTCCTGTGTCCTGTTGCTCAGGCTCAGACGGTGCTTGGGATACCGGCTTTTTGGGTTTGACCATTTCTTATAGCTCCAGCGCTCGCCATGAGTTGTTGCGCAGTGGCTCCATCTTTGGCGGCTGAGGCCATCTGCTGCATACCAGCGCCTTGTGCTTGCTGCTGGCGGGCTTGTGCAGCATTGGCGATGACAGCTTTGAAGTCATCGGCGCTAATCATAATCTTGGCGTCAATGTCAAGATTATCGTTGATGTCCTTGAGCAGCTGATACCAGTCAATCGCGTGGACAATATCGGGGTAAAGAGCAGCAACAGCCGTAATGGCCTGTATCATCTGCGTCAGGTTCTGAATTTTCTGGGTGCGCAGCAGGTTTTCGAGCTCGTTGTTGAACTCAATCTCGTACCACGGCTTGCCTGCCTCAAAGCATTGCAGAACCGCGTCAGGGATGGTCTGCTGGGCTTTCTGCATGGGCGACATGGCTTTGGCCTTGTCGGGGTGCTTCTTGACGTTTACGCCCAGTTCACCGCACTCCCAGCAAATGCTGACGGCGCGGCGCACGTCAGGAATGAGGCGCTCATTCTTTTGACGGATGAGGATACCGGCCAAGCTCTTGCCGCGGATATTGTACCGCTGCAAGCTCTCTGTCGCCGTCATGGTGTTGTCGCTATTGAAGTCCAGCAGAGCGTCCACCTTGAAAGCGGTGGTAATTTTGTCATTCATGTACGGAATGAGGAATTTGATAATCTCGCTGGGGTCGCCAACGTCATGCACCTGGAACACGGGAGATTGCGTGCCGGTGCTGAATTGCTGGTTGAAGATGGTCAGGCCGCCAGCGCTCGTATCGAGCACGCTGTCACCGAAAATGGCATTGCCGTACGCGCCAAGCGCGGGGTCAGCCATCTTTTCCATAATCTCTTGCGTGAGCGCAAACGTGTAATTCTGCGAGCTGATGGTGCTGAGCAGCAGGGTGCCAGAGCTACGGCCATAATCTTCACCGCGTACCTTGATTTGGCGGGCCATGTTGATTGGCCTGTCACGGAAACTTTCCTCACAGAAAATCTTGTTGTTGTTGCTGGAGCCATCCATAAACCAGCACATGCGCCATTTGTACCCGCGGCGGCCAAGCAGCTTGGGGTCAAAGTCCTCGCGGGGCATCCACAGAGAAACGAGGTCAAATTCCTGGGTGAGGTTCTTGTTTGTCCAGGAGTCTTGGATTTGCTGCGGCAGCTGCTGGAGCGCGGCGGTGGCAACAGTGCCGTCTGGCATACAAAATTCTTCGATGATGCGCGTGACATTCCAGTGATAAATTGCATAGCCGTAATCGGGCGCACCTGACTTGCCCTCTTTGATGCGCGTATTGTCGATACCGTAATTGCGGGCAACCATGCAATTTTCGTCAATGCCGCGCAGGAAGCCCTGATTTTTGAACAGGCCAATACCGGACGTGCCAAAGCTGAATTGGTCATAGCTGTAAGGCTGGAGCGCGGCCACATACCCTGCGTCTGGGTGGTTCATGTGGTAAAGCGTCTGCTCAGTGATGTACCTGTACCAATCCTTGGTGGTGTTTTCATTGACCATCGCCTTGACCCAGCGCGAAGGCTTGAGCTTAAAGACGTTCTCGCCGGTTTCCCACATAATGCCGACGAGATAATCACCAGCCTGGTTGACGCTGAGCGCCGCGGTGGGGTCATCAACCAAATCGTCAAGCTGACGGCTCTTGACCGTCTGATTTGACCACTGGTAATCCGGCTCAACGGTCAGGCCACAAAGCTGGCTAATGCGCTTCCAAATGGGGGTGTATCGCTCGCCGTTGGCTTTGAGCTCTGTGTAAATCTTGTAGATTTTCTTAAAATCATCATCGTCAGGCGCGGGCGCTTGCTGATTTGGCACAACGGGGCCTGGTGGCGTACCAGGGCCTGGGGTAGGGGTAAGGTTGACCGGCGTGAGCTTTGACGGCGCGGGTGCGCGATTGCGGGCCATTTACCTAATTCCCAAAGATGTTGCCAGAACCTCCAACAGAGCCAGGGGCAAGCGGAGAGCCAGCACTTTGGCCTGCTGTCGATAAAAGCTGACTGCGTTGCTGGGATGCGGCTTGAGATTTGCTGGTTAAGCCGCTGAGCAAATCGCCCAAACTGCCCTGACCGGCGCTTGCGGCGCTTGCGTTGACGCCTGCATAAACGGCGCTGCCGACTGTTGCGGCTGTTGAGATTGCTGCGGCTGTGAAAGCGCCTGCTGATAGACCACCGGACATTATACCTCCTTGGCTGGCATGAGGCGCTCCCACTCCTCAGTAAATTCGCGTTCTGCATCCTTAACACTATCTGACTGTGTTGCAAACAACATTGTGCAGTGTGTCAGGGCGTGGGCATACCCCATACCTCGTCTGTTGGCCTCACAGCATACCAGCTGGTTTTCGCCGGTTATGCGCGTCCACTTCTCGCCGTTGTACAGCGACAAATCGCCCGTGATGCACATGATGGTGGGTACGCGGATAAATGAGCCACACAGCAGCCGAGCCTCTGGGATGTGGATGGTGCGGCTGTAAACGCCCGCGTGGATGAAATGTTCAGTGTCAAACTGCTCAGGCACGCCCTGCAACATCATGCCGTTGCCAACGTCGATTGAGCCTCCTGCGGCCATAATGTCGCTGATAGCCTCAATCTGTGCGACAACAGCGGGCGGCATCGCGTGGCGTGTGGTCAGCTCTGTCATGGTTTCCAGCAATAGCAAACGAGTTGAGGGGTGAAAGCTTCCTTTTCGAGGAGCTTTGCCAGCGGCGCACCGTATGGGCATTGCACCACGCAGACTTTGAAAGCTCTATTTCTGACAAAATCCTTGGCAAGATGAATAAGCGCTTTCCCAGCACCCGTTGTACGATAATCTTTCATGACAAACAGACTTTCGACAATCGCCACACCTGGGCCAAAGTGCAGGCTATAACCTGCAATGATTGCCATGAAGCCCACCAGCTTACCGTCAACACGGACTGCCCAGCTGTCGAGCACACCGGCATCCTCACGGCTCTGGTAATCGGATTGCTTGAATACTGGGGTTGGCATGGTGGGGCTTGAGTGCAGGCTATACTCTGCGGTCATTGCCGCAAAATTTGGGTCTGCGTAAAGCTCGCGCACGCAGGAGGGTTGAATATCCATCATATCCGCTTTCTCCTGCTGGTGTTTTTGCGCTGTACGGTGCCGTCACCGCTGGTGTTGCTGTTTGGCTCCTTGCCGATGAAGCGAGCGCCCCATACGGCCATCATGAGACTGTCGGCCTCGTCAGGGCTGTGGCCGTGGTCAGCCTTGTATTCGGTCTTGAGGCGCACCTGGCGCAGACCGTCAGGCCTGAATTTCTGTTTGAGGCGCTCCAGCTGCTTGAGCACGTCAGCGCGGTATCCTTCCCCGATGCACAGCCACTTATTCTCAAACCAGTCCTTGAGGTTCCAGTATCCCTCAGCACGCAGGTTGATTGCGCGAGGCCCTACGCCGTCTTTGCTGCCGCCGTCAAAAGGCACAATCTGCACGCCTGAAATTTTCTTGGCGATGAGGTCACAATAGACGTTGTAACCGCCGCTGCCGATGTCGATACAAACCACGTCAGGCTTAAACTCACCAATCATGCGGAAAATCTTACCCACGCTGATTGTGGTATCTGGCTCGTCCCACTTGATTTGCTGGGTGAGTTTCCAGTGCTCAGCGCTGGCGCGGTCAAGGATGGTGGCCACACACAAGTCATTGCCCTGAGCTGCCCAGTCGATACCGATGACGCGGGCCTTAAAGAACAAATCGCCATACGGCTGCACGCGCAGTGAGCCATAGAGCGCGTCTGTCTCGAAAATCATTTCATCGCCAGCCTTGACGGGCTGACCAAGCCAAATGTGGTTGTAATCGCGCTCAGAACGGTTACGGCACTTTTCGGCCTCGTCCAGCAACGTCACTGGGCAAAATGGGTTTTCAAAATAGTCGATGTGGATTACCAGGCAATCGTCGCGGTCAGCCAGCTCCATTACAGCGTCATCGCGCATAAGCCTGTTGAGCGTGAAAAGGAATTTAACAGGGCTGTTTTTCTTACGCAGGGTCGGCAACATCTGGTCAAGCGTTGGCTTGGTGAGCGCCTGGGCTTCATCAACCCAGCAAATGTCAGCGCCTTCAATCCCCTTGATGTTGATAGCGCCACGCTCACGGAAGCCCTTAAAGTTGATTGTGCTGCCGCTGGTGAGGTGGCTGATGCGGTTCTTGCGTACCCGAAAGCCAAGGCTGTATTCAGACACCAAATCGGCAAAGAGCGTGTAAACGCTTTCCTCAATGGTGGCTTGGATTTCACGGCCACAGAACACGCGCACGATGCGCTTCTGCATGATGTACAGGATTAAGCGGGCAATTGAGTGCGACTTGGCGCTGCCGCGTCCACCCTCAATGATGATGATTTTGTACTGGTTGAAAAGCTCGAAAAGAGCCGTGACCTTAGGAGGGATACTTAGGAGCTCAGGCCCATCAATCTCCTTGATGTAATACGGCTCCTGCGGTTCAACGCTTCTGGCGGGTGCATCCATTTTGTCCTGGCGGGGGAAGGTGACTTAACGGCCCTCAATCATCATATTGCACGTTCCCGATGTGTAGGCCCCAGATTTCATACATAAACGCCAGTCTGCGCTCACTTCTGTGGGGTCAATCAGGTAATTGCCTGGTGCCGTCATGGTCTGCACAGCCCCAGCATTGTTGGTAAAATCATACACGGTGCCGTCAGCTGCGCGGCGCTGGATGGTGGCCGTTCCCACAAATGTCCCTGACAACGTGGCGATAATGCCGTGTTTGGCCGACAGCCAGCCGGTGAAATTGCTCGCGCCGTCAGCGGTGACAGAGAATTTACGAAACCTTGCGAATGCAACCATGCTTATGCCTCCAGTGATAGGCTCCTAAGCGAATATGACCTAGATGGTTAAGAAGGTCAATTTTTTAATGGCGGCTCAGGCGCTGGTCTGCCGACTTCAAAGATGATTTCCTTGCCCGATATGCGCAGGGTCGGCATCATATTGAAGTTTGTGGCACCGGCCTCAAGGTCAGTATAGAGCTTGTAATGCTTGGCGAGCTTATCCAAAGCACCATCCTTGTTGTGCAGGCGCAAGCGCTTCTCTGGCTCAAATTCGCTGATGACCGATTGCTGGGCCTTGGTGAGCTCGTCCAGTTCTTTCATCACCCAGATTGTCTTTTTGCCTTTGGTGACCTTTTTGAAATAGTCGGCCAAATTCGACAGGGCAATGTTGCTTAGCTCCTGCAATACATCCTCGACCTTTGCCAGCGTCTTTGCGTGTAACTTTTCGAGCAGCGGCGCGAGATAGGCAATGACGCGGGGCCGCGCAAAGATGCGGTGAGCGTGGCTGTGGGCGCTGCGCTTGGAGTATCCGGCACGCATACACGCCTGCACGCGGTTACCGTCTATGAGAAATTCGTGGCAGGCACGCTTCTCAATTTCGGTGACGGTATCGCGGCTGGTCACAGTTCTACCTTAGGCCCAAAGAAAACATCGTGCATGGCGTCAATCTCGTCGTTGGTCTTTTTGACCATCGCCTTGCTCTCTGCATCATATCGGGCAACAACATCGCTGACAGCCAGATAATGCGCCACGTAGGCAGCATTTTCCTCGTCGCTGCCGTTGAGGGCCTCAGGCTCTAAATTCCAGGCCTTTGGCTTGCCTTGGTGGTCAAGGCTTTCCTCGTCGCGCACGCTGTAATTGATGCGCGAGCTGACGCCGATAAGTTTGGCGACAACAACGCCGCTACCATAAATTGGCTGGCCGTCTGGCGTCATACGGACAAACGTAACTTTATCGGTCAGTTCAAAATTCTTGCTCATGGTTTCTCCTTGGCGGGTTTCGTGTTGCAGAGTGTAGCCTGTATCTTGCACGTTTCAAAGAGCAATTTGAGGTGGCCGTAAGCACCCTCCAAAATATCAAGTCGCTGGTGCATGTAGCCTATTGTCTCAATGAATTGCTCCAGTTTGGTGTTTTTGTCGATGATGTACGCCATATCAAGCCTGAGCTGCGCCATCTCTGCACCGGCTGTCATGCGCTGGTAAAGCGGGTTGTCCTCCTTGACCTTTTCAAGGGCCTTGCGCTTATCGTCTGCCTCCTTAGCCAAGGCTGCGCGGTTCGAGTATTTGTTGCGCATGAAGTTGTAAAAACGCTCGTCAGAGTATGCCCAAAACATACCGTTTTCGCTTTGTGGGTCGCTGTCGTGCATCATTCAACCTCGTAAGTTTTGATTGCGTCATAATCATCGCCGTTGGATGCGGCCTTGAGCCTCTCAGCTGACGCGAGCTGCTGGGCGCTCATTTCCTCCTCAATCGGGCTATAACGCCCGCTGTAGAGGTCATAACGCAGCTTTGTGCTGCCGCGTCTGCCGACATGCTTAAACCGGACTTTGTTTACCAGAATTTCGCTGGTGTCATCGAGCGCGTCAGAGCGATGCACCACAATGCCGTTGTCGCACATGTTGACGAAGTGCGCAGAACCCGCCATGTCGTAAAGGCTTGGGGCATCAATCTTGCCTGTCTTTTGGTTTTTCTGCTGCTGTTTCGGATGGACAACCAGCCACACATGCACACCGTAATTGGCAGCAAAGCGCCTGATTTTCGGCAGGCATTCACCCACGTAATCGGTTTCGTTCTTTCCTGCCAGCATCTTCTCAATCAAATTCCAGGGGTCGATGATGAGGCCCTTAATGCCGAAACGCAGCACAGCGTCTTTGGCGCGGTCTAAAATCCAGTCGAGGGTGGGCATGGCGTCCTTGCTCTCGATAAACGTATAATGCTCGTTGACCCACGCAGCACCTGATTTGAAGCTGTCAAAGCTCATGCGCCGCGCTGCGCGAGGGTCGGCTGGCATCTGCACACGCTTTTCAACCAGCTTGGTGGTCTGGGCTTCCTTGCCGTTTTCAGGTGAGAACATGGCAAAGCGCCAGTGAAACTCCAGCGCCAAGTTGACGCTGAGCGCGTCCAGCCACTCTGATTTGCCGCTGTTTGGGATACCGGTGACCACGGTAAATTGACCAGGCATGACGGTGTACAGCTTATCAACATTTTTCCAGCCGGTTGTAACACCTGCATTCATGCCGTAATTGAAATAGGCATCAAGCTCAGGCTCAAAGTCATCGACTGAGAAAAGTCCAAGGATGGGCAAATCTTTGGCATCATGGATGTCGGCACATAGAGCGTCTGTTCCCAGCTCAACCTGCGTCTGTGGCACGCTGCCGCGGCTGAGGGTGGCGCTCGCGCACCGGCCAGAGCCCAAGCGTCTGGCGAGCTCTTGGCGAAGCCCCAAGCCCTCAGGCGTGCCGTCAAAGGCAAAGACCACCTTATGCCATTGCTTGGCCTTCTCTGTGGCTGAGGATAGGAAAGCAAACTGGTCAGGCGCTGTGTTGAAGTCGTCGCCTTTGGCTTTGATGTCGCCACCATTTGGCAAGCCGATGACGTTGAGGATACCGGCCCGCTTGAGCAGAATGGCGTCAATCTCACGGTGTGCGATAATGACGGGCTCGCTGTTCTGGCCCAGCTGGTCTATACCAAAGAAGGTTGCCTTTTCAGGATATTCCAGCTTGCTCTTGCCGTCAGTGATGCGAATGAGCGCATAATTTACGATTTGACCGTTTTCTAGGTACGGTATCTTTATCGCCTTGCGCGTACCGTCCCAGCTGAGCCTGTGCTTTATCGCGTCATCTTCCGTCATCCCTTTTGCAGCAAGAAATGCGAGTGCGTCAGGCGGCAGGCTTTTAGGAGTGCGAGGGGCCGCGATGGGGGTATCATCCTCAGCCGCGGCCTCAGCCGCTTCTGGCTTCTCGCCAATATGGTCAGTCCACAAGCAATGACGGCAGCGCCACTCAGCATAATCTGGCAGGATGACTTCGCACTTGAGTGGGGTTTTATCTGAGGCTGGGCGGCTGGGCTTGCAATAGGACTGCGGGCAATCAATCTGGGCTGTGACGGTTCCGGTTTTTGGCTGTACGGGCATATCAATGCCCAGCTCCAGCAGTTGTTTGAAAATCATAAGTTTATGCCCCTTGTGTGGATAACGGTTTCGTGGCGTTCGGCCAGACACTCCCTGAATTTTTTGGAGAGGTAGCCCTTAGTCAGGTAGGTCTGAAAGGCCATTTTGAAATTGGCGTATTGTTTGCCCTTTGCCTGCATTTCGGCGCGGAACTCCTCAATCATCAACCTGACCTGAAACTCAATAAGGCCTGTTTTGAATATCCAGTCTTTGAAGTCCGTGAAGTGCAGCTCCTTGCCGCGGGCAGCCTCCCACTGCTCCAGCGTCAACAGCTGCGTACCAGTTTTGACGGCGCGGATTTTCTTGGGCTTGCTGTCCAGCTGGTTTTGCGCCTTGAGCGCGTAGGTGCCAATCTGGTCAATGAGAAAAGCCTTGCGGTTAGGCCCAAGCGTTTCGTCGGCTCGTATAACGGCGAGCACCTGCCTGATGGTTGGCATGTCAGCCTGCCTTGCTGAGGATGGTAAACTCTCCAACGCGGAAATTCATACAGCGTTTCTGGTGCTCAGGCTGCACTTTGATGACGCCGTTTTTGTAAATCTCAACGATGACGCCCCGCGGCGCTGGGCGAGAATGCTTTTCGAGGAGTGCGCCGCGCTGTCCGGAAACAACAAACTCAGTTTCTTCTGCTTTGCCCCACTCAACGGTATCGCCAATTTCCGGTGTTAAATCATCCATAGTGACCCTCCAAAGTTATGCAGGTTTCCAAATCTGCGTAAGGTGAGAATAGACTACAGGCTACAACCTGTAAAGTGAAACTTGTGGTTTCAAGTTGCCAGAGGGCAACATTTTTGGAAACTGCCCTCTGGCGGTGCCTTGGAGGTCTGGCCTTGGCTTTGGGCAGAATATGTCCTTGAAACTCAAACTGCAACCCTCTTGGCTACGTGGGTAAGGGCATTCGTGGGTGAGCTCACATTTCGAGGCCGTTTCGTTACTTGCGTCTTTTGCACTATCGCCAACGTGAGATAGGACGCCCCCCTACCCCCCTTTATTTTTGAGCATGTTGCATTTAAGCAAAAATCGGGAAGGATTTGTTTTTGTGGACATTGGGACGAAAGAAGGGGTTGCACCGGTTCGCCTACCAACGGGCCATGACGCAAGTGGTGACACGGCAATCATGGCTGGGGGTGTGGTTGCGGCGGTGTGTGCTGCCGGTTTTATCCGGCTGATTTGACCCTCTGCACACGGCGCGATGGTGCCGCTATATCCGTGTGTGGGGAATTGTTCAGTGCTTGTTTTTTATGCGCGAATGGCATAAATTGGAGCTCTGAATAACACCGCCGCGAACGGTCTGTTATTCTCTGAGGGGGGGATGGGAGTCCTCCCCTCTTCATTTTCAGGATACGTCCTGAGCTTTGTATTCGTCAATGACAATATCGACCTGCATCAATTTTGGGTTTTGATGCAGGAAACTGGGCTGCACACCGCGCCGCGAGCTAATTACCCAGTACAGCGCAATTGCGTCAGCCTCGTTGTTGTTGGTGTCCGTTCCTTCTCTGCCGTTTTTCCAGCCGAGGTTTGTTGCCACTTGGCAAATCTCATTCTTTTTCGCAACACCACTGCCGGTAAAATCTTTTTTCACCTGACCAGGCGTAAGGCTCGCCATGCGCTTCTTGTGCGCGAGAGCAAAGATTTGCAGTATGCCGAGGAGTGCGCCGTACACGCGCATAGCAAGAACACCGTTCTTTGCCATAAACATCACGTCCTCAAATAAAATCTCGTCCACCTGGTGAAACTGAAATAGCCAGTTTTGAAAACGCAGCCAGCGGTGGCCAGGGTGCGCGTCTTTGCCAGAGGAAAGGGTGACTTCACCACTGTCGATAATCACGCCGTTATTGGCCAAGCACCAGCCAGTGGTGCTGCCGAGGTCGAGCGCAAGCGTGGTAAAGTCACCCATTGCCGTTATCCTTCGCGTTCGATGCGCTGGGGCTGTTTGTCCTCTGCGTCATCTTCATCGTCGTTGACTTCAAAGCCTGCACCGGCATTGCCACCAGCAAGCGCAGCCTCGCTAGGCTGAGCCTTCTGGCTGGCCTTGGTCGGCGTGCCTTCCACGAAGTCGAGCTGCGGCTGATAGCCCAGCATTTTCTTAAAGTCCTCGTGGTTGCTTTCGACCTGCACGCGCACATCGGGGTCAAGTTTGCGCAGAGCGACTTCACGCGCCACCGAGGTGCTGAGAATACCAAACTCAGTTTTCAGGCGATTGCGGCAATCGCGCTCAGCTTTGGCGATGCTCTTTTTCTGGTCTTGGAAAGCCATAATCTCGTTGATGAGATTGACAGCTTCGGGGCTTATTTCCCCATTGCTGTTATGACCTATATTGGCAACAGGCTTTGGGCCAGCCGGTTTCTTTTCAGCCTTGTCCTTCTTGGCTTTCGGCGGGACTTTATCGCTCATGGTATGCTCCTTCTTTTGATGACTAACGGTTTGAGTGGTAGGAGCCTTGTCTCACCCTTACGGTTGCCCCTGGGAATGACCGTAACAGGATTTTGCATGAAGGACAAAGACGCTTCCATAATTCGCACAGAAACGTCTTTGCCATCACGCAGGCGGGTAACGAGGTCTTTGTCGTGCATGACGTACCAACCAAACTGGTTGCCGTCATTGTCCATATCGTTGATGGTTAAAAATTCCTCAATCTGTTCGAGGAGCCATTCTGATAGGGTTTGGGGTGCTGTGTTTTCCATAAATCGTACTATACAGGTTATAGCCTGCATTGACAAGACAGGTTATAGCCTGTAATATACAACCCATAGCTGATGTCTTGGAAACCATCGGCGCACACTTTGGAGGTCACATGTCAAATCAATATAGGCCAGTTAGAGGTCGCCCGTTTGTTAGCGACAGTAAACTTGCGCAACAAACATCAAAGCCCAAATTCAGCTGCGAATACTGCGGTTCGCCATGTTCTCCGCACCACTCACTTTGTTTCAAGTGTGCTGAAAGCGGTTACCCTGAGGGTGGCTTAGAGCCCTTGGACGAAAACGGCCCGTGGGGCGCACCATGAGCCGCGTAGCACATCTCCAAGCCCTCTACCTCAAAATGGTCTATGCAATGGAGGAGGAGCGCAAACAGTCCCAGCCCAGCGAATGCGTGCTTGAGGCTTGCCAAATAGCTAAACGCGCAATTTACCGCGAATATAACCAGCTGGCTCAACAGCGAGGAGCCCACCCATGAGATACGCGATTGTCCTTTGTTTGCTGGCCCTGGCTGCCTGCGATGATGCAGCTGCGATGACGCAGTGCGAAAAGACCCACAGCCATGACGAATGTTTTTACGCTTTGAACAGGTGACCCATGAAAGCCATTCTGATTGCAGCCCTTTTACTTTCCGCGTGCGCACCCAGCAAAGAGCTGTGTGACTGCGTCAAATCGCACACTGGCTATTACACAAGCTTTGTTTTTGTCGGCGGCGTCATCATCCCTCAGGTCAACACGGACGAGGAATGTGACCAGCAGGTGTGCCGTCCAAACCCTGATTTTCATGGGGATGGGCAATGAGAAACCGCACAACGCACTTGTGTCGCCGTTACCTTAACGGCTTCAATATCGCCGGAACCATCGTAACCATTTTTATTCTATGGGCAATTCTCAAATGGCCGAATTACTGAAACAACCCGCTGGCTTGCCTGAGGGCATGTATTTTAACCGGAATATCCCGCTTTCAAACGAGGATTACCACAATGACCCTGCGCTGTCGCACAGCGGCATGACCAAGCTGATGATAAGCTGGCCGGATTATTGGGTTAACAGCTCGCTCAACCCAAAGCGCAAGCAGTTTAACGCCACGGCGGCCATGCTGTTTGGCCAGCGCTCAGGCATGTTGCTGCTGGAACCTGACAATTTCTACAAGGCCTTTAACACCGCGGGCCGGAAACCTAACGCCAAGTCGCTTTTCCTTTCCAGCATTGAATACCAGACGCTGACCGACAGCCGCGATGCGGTCATGGAAATGGAGCTGGGCCGCCAGTATATCGCGCAGGGTTACCCTGAGGTTTCGATATTCTTCAACATTGACGGTATCCGCGTGCGCGTGCGTATCGACTACCTGCGCACCTTTGGCTGCATCGACTACAAGCGTATTGCCGAGGTCAATAACTGGGCCATAGGTAAAGCCGTCAAAAACCAAGGGCTGGATATTCAGCAGTTTTTGTACCTGGAAGCGGTCAAGTGGGCGCGGCTCTGGCTGGCCAAGATGACGCCCGCGCAGCTGACGGCGTTTGCCATGCGCGAGGGCGTTGATGAAGGCTGGCTTAAAGACTTCCGCGATGACCAAGATTTGTTTTTCATGTTTCTCTTTCAGCGCTCCACGCCCCCGTATATCTGGGAATTGCGTGACCTAGAGCCTGAGGTTGTCAATGACGGCGCACATGCGGTTTTCACCGCCGTCAATCGCTATCGTAACGGCCTTGAGCAGCATGGTCTGGGCAAGCCGCCGATGGGGCCAAAGAAGGTGAAAACCGTATCACAGTACCATGTCCCAAGGAGGGATTACGATTATGAGGAATAAGGCCAAAAAGCACCAACAGCGCAAACCAGCGCAAGCCCCCCAGGTTGAGCGTACAGAGCCTCAGACCATCGAGGGTACTGCGCACCGCATTGAGCGCCCAACAACGGCAGCAGCCAGCCTGCCTGCCCGTCTGATGCAGGAGAACCGCACCAACAGCAGCAACATCATCGTGGCGCTGACCGGCGCTGTGAAGGCGTTGCAGGGCAAAGGCGAGAACCCGTTGCAGCAGGTCGAATTTATGGAGCGTATGCTGGCCCTCCAAACCAGTGTCGAAAATCGACAGGCTGAGCGTGAGTTTGGTGCGGGCAAGCACGCTCTCGCTATGGAGCTGCCCACCATCCCCAAGCGTCACAAGATTGAGTTTGTGGACAAGAATAACGTGAAACAGGAGCGCGAATACGCTGACCGCGTTGACATCGAAAGCGTCCTTGACCCTCTCTGCCGCAAGCATGGTTTCAGCAAGGAATACAGCGCTGAAACGGATGCGCGTGGCTGGTCTTGCCAGGTGCTGACGGTGCGCCATGCTGGTGGCCATAAGGAGGTTTACAAATCGCCTTTCATGCCGCTGGACACTTCCGGTGCCAAAAACAACAACCAAGGCGCGGGCTCAACGGCTGAATACGGCAAGCGTTATGCCGTTGTCGGCGCGTTCAACATCCTGGGCGTGGATTGGGATGATGACGGCGCGGGCGGCAAAGGTGGTGGCTCGACAACCGTGGGTGACAAGTTCAATGACCGCGTTAAGTCTGACGCCGCCAAAACGCCTGCACCTGAGCAGCCAAAGGCTGAAACGCCACCCGCAGGCGGCAAATTGACGCTTGCGCAGGCAGCCGTTGCACTTGAGGAAAAGTTGGTGGCCGCCACTCAGGACAAGCGTGGTGCCATCCTGATGGGCCATATCAACATCATCGAGGCGATGCAGGCAGACGAGAAGTTTGCGGCAAAAGCTGCTGAGCTGCGCAAAATGGCCAGCGCTGCTCCAGCGCCTAAGGGTGAAGCCAATGCAGCAGCTTAGCGTCGATGTAGTCATGGGTCAGAACCTGCGCAGCCTGCGGGCTGTGGCAGGCCTGTCTCAGGCTGAGCTGGGCGCTCGCTGCGATGACAACCTGAGCAGCCAGCAAATCAGCAAATACGAGCTGGGGGATAACTCTATTTCTTGCGCTCGCTTAATCGAGTTTGTCGGTATCCTGAATTGTCGAGTGCTCGACTTTTTCAAAGGGGTAACGCCACATGCTTGAAAATGTCCCAGATAGCGAGCTGGCCGTCATGATACGTGCAACCGTTGCACACCTCAACACGCTTGGCGTGGAGGCGCATAAGCGCGAGCTGATAGTGCGCTATGACGTGAAGCCATTGAACAACGGCAACCCTGTTTTGCGGTGCCAAATCCTTACGGAGGTCGCATGAAAGTGCTTTTTATGCTGCCTGAGAATGGGCTGGAGGCTGGCCCTAAGTTTGAGCGTATCGTAGCCCGTGTGCGTTTCTTCCTGCTTGCAGGTCATGACGTGCAGCTGCTTCATTCCACACCCCACCTCAACAGCCTTCCCATTGACAGTATCTTTGTCGATGAGGCCAATGACCTTACCGAAAGCGACATCAATGACGTTCTCACAGCACAAAGTAATCAAAAGCCTGCCGCCTAACTTTTCCGACATCGTAAAGGTTTTCTCTATGGCCCGCGGCCAGAGGGTGATTTTTGCGTACGCGCCCAACATTTACACGATGGGCGATACCAACCTGCCGCCTGACCTTATGGCGCATGAGAGCGTGCATATCGAGCGCCAGCAGGTAATCGGCGTCAAGGTCTGGTGGGACAAGTACCTGACAGACCCACAGTTTCGGTATGACGAGGAGCTGCTGGCGCACGTTGCCGAATACAAGCAGCTGTGCTCCATGCTGGCCGTTGCCGCGAAGCGCGAGAAGGCGCTTAAGCACGTCACCAACAAGCTGGCGTCAGGCCTGTACAACAACATGGTGACGCCCAAAATGGCGCGTGAGGCTATCCTTGCGGGGGCGCGTGATGGGGCTTAAGGCACCAACCAAGGCTGAGCGCATGTTTTGGGAAGCTCTGCGGGTTCTGGGATGCATCGTGCGCGGCCCAGGTTGCGAGGGTGCAACCCAGATACATCACTGCGGTACGGGTGGTGGTGGAGGCAAGAAACACCGCTTTGTCATCCCTCTTTGTTACGGCCACCATGTCGGGCGTGCCGGTATCCACACCATCGGGCGCAGAACATGGCAGGCCAAACACGGCACTGAGCTTGAGCTGCACCAAAAAGCTGAGGCGCTTCTGTATGCCCCATAAAAAGCGCTGCCCACACTGTGACGGCACAGGAATTGTCTATTTCAGGCAAATCCCCAAGCCTTCAAATCCTCAGACTGACCACTTGATTAACCCACAGCCTGAGCAATGCCCAACCTGTAATGGTACAGGCTGGAAACGTAAACCAAGGGAGATAAGAAATGTTTGATTTGGTGATATATTACCGGATGGTCGGCGGCTTCATAGGAACCGGCTCAACCACGCTTGGCCGCTTGCGCTGGGCTTTGACGATGGGCGCGTACATGGCCTTGGTCAGCCTAGTGCATCATGAGGGATGGGCTCAGACGCTCATTGTGTGGGCCGCCTGCTCTGTCATGGCCTTTCTGGGCCGTCTTATCAGCCATAGCCGGTTTCAGGCCACAGCGAGCTTTGGCAACAGCCTGGGCATGACCTTGGTGAACCTCCTGCGCATGTTGCTGATTTTGGCACCGTACGCAGTGGCTGACTGGCTCAACCTTGCTGGTTTCGATTACTGGCGTTTGTTTGGCGCGGTTTTCTGCGTCATGTCAGGCGTTGGTTACTATGTCGGCAACAAATACCTCAATGGCAAGGATTGTGGGATTTACTTCCGCAACAACCACAGCCAGTGGCGTATCAATCCCCAGACCATCGTACCCACCTCTGTGCCGCTTGACCCTGCCTGCATCCTCGACCAGGCCGCGGTTGGTGGCAGCGAATGGGGCGAGCTGATTACAGGCTTCGGGTATCAGGCAATGTTTATCATGACGTTGGTGATGCTATGATTGCAGCCCCAAAAGAACAGCCAACTACGGCCATGCTGGCCAGGGAATGGTCAAAGGTGTTGCGTGGTGGCGCAGAAATGGGCTTGCAGCCCTCTATCGAGCCAGCTGCTGCTTTCAAACTTGCTGATTTGCTGGACAAATTGGCAGCTCTCAGGGAGGTCAAATAATGCTTGACGAAAACAACAGAGCCGCCAATCAGTTGTTGAGTGATTTTATGAGGGTACACAACCGGCTCGCACGCGAGAAAAAGGCTGCACATTCGGGCAAACAGCCGCGCCGCAACAAACCGCCCGTACACGCATGGAGGTCAGACGATGGATTGGAATTACGACATGACAAAAGCGCCGCACGAAACGCGGGTGCTGCTCTATTTCAAGGGGCTCAAACTGGTCACTCTGGGCATGTTTCACCCAAAACCGTATAAGAGCCGCGGGCAATGTGGGTGGCGGGCAAGCCTCTACCCAGGAAATTCCTGGGCGTGGATGTCCCACCCGACAGCTTGGGCTGCTGTGCCAGTGCCAGAGGGGGTGCCAAATGCTCCAGGTCAGTAACGCCACGCAGTGGTGGCCGCCAAAGGACAAGGAGGATGGGAAGGCCCGCAAGGGCTCTCCTGTCGCGGGCGTGGTCTATATCCCCGCCAAGCGCGTCACAGACGCGGCCAGGGGCATTGCCTACGATACCGCGGGCGGCTGGTATGCCCAGACCATCGCGGGCAACGTGCAGCTCGCGCCTGGTGACTGGGTGGTGCGCTGCGGCTCAGGCCATGTGTACGCAATCCGGCAGGTTGACTGGTGGCCTAAATTTGGGCCAGCTGGTCTGCGGGCTTGGCTGAGGAGTCACTTTACGTGATTGCCCGACAAAGAGCGCTCGACATCATCAAAAACTTTCAGGCTGAATATGCTGGTGGCGAGCAGCTCTTTGTCAAGCGCGGGGGTGCCATGATTAACGTCACGGTGCTTTCCGATATTGAGCTGGCCGATGTGGCCAATTATTGCGTGGGCGTCATGAAAGACCTAGCCATGCAGGAAAAAAAGGGAGCGACGATACAATGAAGAAAAACCATGATTTGGCCGACATCACGGCTGTCTTGAAGCGGGAAACCGAAAAGGCTTTTTTGCTCAAATCTATCGACACTGGCAAAGAGGGTTGGGTGCCTAAGTCCCAAGTCGAAAACAACGGTGACGGCACTTTCACGATGCCACAATGGCTGGCCGAGGATAAGGAGCTGGTATGAGGAATATGAGCTTTGCGCTGACCGAGCCACAATTTGTTGACGGCAGCAAGGATGTCACCCGCCGCTTTGGGTGGTGGTTTCTCAAGCCTGGTGACCGCGTGCGTGGCGTGCGCAAGGCTATGGGGCTGAAAAAGGGCGAGAAAGCCGTTGAGCTGGGAATTATCGAGATTGTCAGCACGCGCCCAGAGCCCCTAAATGCCATTACCGAGGATGATTGCAGGCGTGAAGGCTTCCCCGATTATTCACCAGGCATGTTTGTGGACATGCTGCAAGACCATTACGAGTGCGAGCCTGATGCCGTCTGTAACCGCATTGAGTTTAAGCGGGTGTCATCATGATGCTCAAGGCCGACAAGGAGGCGATTGTTGACCGGCTGGGCAATATCGCTGATGAGCTGGTGGCGTATGAGTTCTGGGACGAGATACGCATTTTGCGCCAGCTCCAGGTGCGCATGAGGCGCAAACACACCGCTAACCGCCGCATAGGAGAAAAAGAGCAATGATAACTATAACTTTCCCGCCAGACGCAGCAGAGCGCTTACTGCATATTTTCCTGCTCATTGGGGCAGTTTGGGGCGGCTGCTCTGCGCTGCTTGTCGGCTTTATTTACTGGAGGTCACGCAAATGACTGTCAATAACCCAGAGAGCCTTGGCGCTCAGCTGACCGATGCCATGCGCAAGCGCCTTGGTGACGGCGTGGCCGAGAGCGTCTTTAAACATGACCTGTGGCCTGTCCTTGAGGCTGCCATGAAGAATGGTGAGCTGCTGGTGTCACGTAACACCGCGCCGCGTATCCCCGTCCACGAGGCCGTTGTGGGCTGGCTGGAGGGTGTGCTGGTGGTGATGCGCAGGGTGAAGGCTGACCAGGCCACCATAAGCCGTGGCAAGCTGCTGAGCATGGTATTGCAGCTGGGCGAGATAGGCGAGCAGGCGCTTAAGGACAGTCAGGCTCAAGACCCGATGAATGCCATACGCGCCAAAGGCACGCGCCACTAGGCACAGAAAAACCCCCGCCGTTTCCAGCGGGGGCTGTGTATCAATCCTGACTTACGATTTAGCGGCTGGCGTATTCGCAACCACGGCAGCTGCAAGCGCCTGGTCATCGTTGCCCAGCGTCTGGCTGAGAGCTTCGAGCTGGCTGTCATCACCACCCTGCGAGGCCGCAATAGCTGCGTCAAGCTGGGTTTTCAGGTTACCAAGCAGCGTAACGGCAGATTGTACGGCGCTGGTGTTTTGGGCCACATTGGTGGTCAGGTCAGTAAGTCCGGTCATAAGTCTCTCCATAAGTTGGGGTTGGGTGAAAGTAATCTTGTGCTCGATAACAATGCGCATATAGCCTCTTATCCGAGCATGGGATAAAACGCCATACCTAATACGCGGCGGTGCAGGTCAAAACCACCCATGAGGCCCCAGATACCGGCCACAACGATGATAAGCACCACAATGCACAAGGCTTGCAGGCACCAGCTCAAGACAGGTGGAGCGCTGGGAAACTTGCCCGCATGTGCGTAAGCCACGGTGAAAAGCCAAAAGGCGATGCCGGTTAAAAACAGGCACATCAAGATTTGTAAAATGTCCATAAAAAACCCCGCGCTGGTGAGGTAGTCACCATGACGCAGGGCTTATAAGAAAACTGTGGGTTTCTGATTTGCAGAGTGTGGCCTGTAATCAATCGACAACACCACCAAAATCCTCAGGGGGCGTGCGGCCAGTCAGGTATCTCGACAGTTTTCCCCGTCAAGTGATGGGTGCAATCATTGAGAAATTCAATCTTACCGTCCCTAACCCATGAATGGCATACGTCAGGCGGCTTGTCCTCACCATTGCGCCAGCGTCTTGAGAGAATTGACGGCTGGAAGGTTGGCTTTACAGGGTCACCGTTATATTCCCAGCTAGGCCGTCCTGTTGACGTGCCGCGCATAGGCAATACATGATAACCCTTGCAGCCTGGGCATTTGAAAATCTTGCAACCGTCTGTGGTTGTTTTGACCTTCATTGCTGGGGCTGGCGTTCCTTGTCGAGAAAGCTGGTACATACGCTTAATTCGCTTCTGTAGGTTTCTGCGGTTGCGGCGAAGGTGTTGAGCCAGCTGGTTGTGAGGCCGGTGGCAGCAGGGCTTTGGTCATTTCGTCCTGCATGTTTGGCCCCACTGGCGCAAACGTGGGTGGGTCGGGCAACAGGCACGCAGGCTGCGGGCTGGCGCACGCTGTCAGCGAGCTTAGCAGCAATAGCGTCACGGTCTTTCTGTAAATCATCGTTTGAGCCTTTCGTGATGTCTTGGGTTTTGGCGCACGCTTGCGTGTCCACCACCTGCTGAGCCGTCAGCTCTGCCGGTACTTTGCTGGCGCGGTACTGATAGCCAAAAAAGCCACCGACGATAAACGCCACGATAACTGCGCCCAAAGCGCCAATGATTAAATAGGGGTTCATGCTGCATCCTGTCCGGTTAAAACCATGCTGACGTAACGCTCACCGCGTTTACCTGTCTGACCATACCACGCGCTATTTTGCAAGTCACGGCTGGCCAGCGCTGCCAGGTCTGCCGTTGGGGTGTTGGACATTTCGCACATGTCGGTCATGAAGTGGACAAACTCGCTTAATTTCTCAGCCCCCATATTGAAGCATAGGCCGATAAGCACGCGAGCGCGAACGTCATCAAGATTTGACCACCAAGGCCAACGGTGCGTCAGGTCATTCATGGCGTCCACCTCGTCGCAGTGGAGCAGCCAAATAGCCTGGTCATGGGTGATGGGCAGCGTGCGGCCATCATGGCCTATAACGGCCTTCTGCGCGGCGCTGAGGGGCTTTGCGTCGAGGTTGTGGCCAACACCTGTGGTGAGATTGCCTTGGCATACGCCACCAGGAGGGATGGGGTGACCCGTTTTATCGTCGTAGGGGTAAAGCTCTAGCGCCTCGTCACGAATTAGCTGTGTATCGAGTTTTACGCGGTCTAGCATGGTTTACCTCAGATTGGGCAGAGCGCTCATGATGCCGCCTATCCCAGAGCAATGGCCTGCCAGCGGGCTTGCGGTAATAGGCATACAATAACCCAATCACCAGTAAAACGCCAGAGGACAGCGTTGCCCGCATATTGTAATGGTCTAGGACAACCAAAAAGGCTGTGATAGCCGACAGGCTGAGAAATGCCTTGGCAATAACGCCGTCAGTAAAATGGCGGCTCAGCACGCACCATGTCGAAAACGCGAATATGAAACAACCGAGCGTAAACTGCATTATTCGCCTCCTGGAGCTGGCGTGGGTGGTGGCGGCTGTGGGATGTCTTGGGTGTTATTGTTGCCACCCCACCTGCGCATTATGAAATTCCAAAGGTCAGAGCTTTGGATTGCTCGAAAAATGGCTGCGGTGATAGACATACCAAATAGCCCTATAAGGAAGCCAATCGTTTCTGCGTAATTGTCCTCTGCGTACATGTGGGCAATCAGCGGGGTCAGGTAATGCGCCATGATGGTGCCAGCCATAACGGCCACAAAACGCTGCCTTTTGCCCATGCCGTCGATGAAGGTGAGCGACATAAGGCTACCCAGCAAACCGGCAATAACAATGGCCTTTGGAGCGTCCACTGTTGTGTCGATTGTTCCCATGAGCTTCACCCTGATTTATGGCTTTTAAGTGGCGTTTTGCATGGCTGCAATCTGCGCTGCGATTGCACTTAACTGAGCCTGCAAGTCTGAAAGAGTTGGGGCAGGCGCTGGGGTTGCGACAGGAGCAGGAGGGTTGGGGTCTGTAAAATCAGTCCCGTTGAACAGCCAGCCCATTTGTGCTGTGTCGCTCACCTCAAATGAGCAGCCCTCAGGAGGATGATTGGCTGGAGGGTTTTTCAATTGGTTGCCGTCATCATCGAGCACAGGGTTGCCGTCAGCGTCCAGTGCGTCAGTTTCCAACAAGTTTTGCGGGTCAATATCCACGATGTTAATGACCACGCCATTTTTTATGATTGCTGTGCGTTGCATGATACCCCCCTTAAACGTATTCAATGATGATGACACCAGAGCCACCGGTGCCACCGCTTGACGCGGAGCTAGTTGCAGTACCAGCTGCACCAACCGCATAAGCGTATGATGACGCAGCTGACGCAATATAAGTCTCGAAATAACCACCTGCTCCGCCACCAGAGCCCGAAGATGTCGAAACGTTGCCATTGCCGCCACCGCCGCCTGAACCTGAATTTACAGCGGCAGCTATGCCGGATGAGCTGACACCTCCAAGACCTGCACCGCCTAGTGGAGAAACACCGCCATTGCCGCCACCGATGACGAAAGAGCTGGACGTGGCAAAAGCGCCGCAACCTGCGCCCCCTTGAATGTTGATGGTTGTTCCGTTGGTTGCAACACCACCAGTCCCGCCGTTGGGTGAACCCGTACCAACGCCACCAGTCCCGCCGAGAGCATTCCCTAAAGCACCTGAGGTGCCGAATGAGGTTGTGCCACCAGTACCGGCTAAAGAGCCGCCACCACCTGCGCCGCCGCCACCGCCTCCAACCCCGCGCACACGAATTGGCTTTCCTACACGGGCGGTTGGGATGGTGAATGTCCCGCTTCCGCTTGTAAGGACTGAGGGAGCGCCGTTCACTGCGAGCAGGTTAAACGCAGCCAAAACCGTGGCAGCCTGCACCACAGGCACCATTGCTGCGCTGATAGCGATGTTTGAAATGCCTGCCGATACCGTCACATTGCCGGAGGCATCAAAGCTCAGAAACTGATTTGCTCGTACCGAAGCCTGCGGCAAGACCAGATTTGTGGCGTCACCAAGCAGTACGCTGATATTGCGGCTCAAAACGTTGGCATTTTCCTGCACAATCGCGGTCAGCTTATCAAAGCTGTTTTCTTCGACTTCGCCCTGAAAACCTTTGGAGGTGCGGTAACTGTCGGCTTGGTCAAGAGAAGTTGACCGGCTGACGTTGATGAATTGCGAGCTCGTGGGTGCCGTTCCCATAGTCACAGTCCAGCCGCTGTTGGTCAGCGCAATCTGATACTGGTTTGCGCCAGCACCTTGGGTAACGGGCGTGAGCGCGTGCGTGGTCGCGTCCTCAAGCTGCACAACCGCATAGGTCGCGCTAATCATCTGCCAGAGAGCAGAGAATTGCGTGGTTGTCCCGTTGCCGAGCTGGCGTAATGGGGCGTAATTGTTGGCTAACGTCATTTTTTCCCTCCAACGTAGTTTTACCACAAACCGCCTGGTTTGTGTTTACTGTTTTTCTCCATGAGCCGCATGATAGGTACGGTTTGCGCTTTCAACGATGCTTTGGATAATCGCCTGCCGCTGAGCAATTTGTGCGGCCTTCTGGTCGCCCGACAGCTGAGGGTTTTGCGTAATCATCCGTATCTCGTGCTCTTGGGCGTGAACCTGATTATTGGCAGCCTGCATGGGTGGATAAACCGCCAAATCTTGGTGGTTGTCCCGCGCAAAGTCAGCCTGGTCTTTGCCCTTGGCTTCCTTGTACCGGTTCTGCTGCTGCTCAGTGTCCTCGACATGCTGGTTAAATTCCTGAAACGAGGCGCTGTTTGTGCCGACAGGAGCTTGCTGGAGCAGAGGGCCATAAATCGGATTGTCAGAGCCCTTGGTGGGGCGCTGGTTGACCTGCTGGCCCTGCATACGGCGAGCCGTGTTAATCGCCATATCGCCCAGCTGCTCACCATAGACGCCGATGTGCGCAGCCATGTCATAGGCCGTGTTGTCGATGTCGGCAGGCGAGATACCGAACAGTTTGCCCAGCGCTTTGGCGCTTTCGCTCGTACCGCTGTTAAACTGGTTTTCTGGCGCGGTCTTTTTGATGTCGCCTGAGAAAATCGGCATATCGCGGTAAAAGTTGAAATTGGCCTTGGCTTCAATGGCCGCTTTCATCAATGGCGGGATTGTCTGCGTCCAGTCGGTTGAAGGGCTGACCGAGTTGATGGTGTCGCCAATCAAGCCCAGCCAGAAGTGCTTGAGCTCAGGATGCGCGATGCCCGACATGTGTATCATGAATTTCTCAGGCAAAGCGCCAAACACGAAACCAGGCGCGAAGGCACGCGGGAACGGTATCCAGCGCCCGTCAATCTTGATATTCATGGCCGCTGAGCGCCGGAAGTCATTGAGGTTGAGATATTCCTGGCGCGTTTTATCGTCAGCCGCAAACAGGTAATAACCGCTGACCAGCAGCTGCGGCATGGTGATGAGGGCGATTGCACGCAGGCTATAACCTGCGGGGTCACGTTTGACGGCGCGAATGAAGCGGTCAGCACCTTGCAGACGGTCATTGAAGAACGGCGAATAGGCGTTGATTTCCTTGCCCAGAGAGCCGTGACGGATGTAATTGCCTGTTGCCTCAAGTGACAGGAAACCGGCCTCTAAATCGCTGTAGCCCGCGTCCTTGAGGCGCTCATAGGCCGCGATACGTGGGGCATAATCGGACACCTGCTTTGCCGTATCCCAACCCTGACCGGCCAGCTTGGCCCAGTTGCGCGGGTCAAGGAATTTGGCCATGTCGTTGCTCTTAAAAAGCTCGTCATGGATTTTGGACAAGCCTTTGTCGCTGGTATCCATCGCGGTGCGCAATGCGCCTGAGCTGCTGGCCCATTCGCGGTAAGCGTCAGTCTTGCCGATGACGGCGGCGATGCCCTTGGGGATTTCCACCACAAAGTGCTGGAGGAAGCCCATAGGCCCAGCCTTGAGAGGCGTGTTGACGAATGATGATTGAGCGCCGCGCAGAAAATGGCGAGCGATGAAATACGGGTTATTGGTCGCACCAAACTGCAACAGGCGTGCCTGCGCTTTGCCGATTTTGGCGAGGAAGCCACCAACCATTGTGCTCTGCACCTGGTCAAGGCCCTTGAATGCCCGCGTCAGGTCATCATCCATGTGGATGAATTTGAGTTTGCCGTTATCGTAAAACGGCAGGCTGTTTTTGGGGCCTTTGAAGTCCAAAAGCTCTTTCTGAATTGTCTCTTGCGCACGTTGGGTGCTGGGCTCAATCTGCTTGAGCGCAGCCAGGTCTGGTTTGTTGTCGATGAATTTCTCAAACAGCACCTTGGCAAGCGGTGCTTTACGCTCCACCTGCTCTGGGCTGTTAACCCATGCGTCGAAGAAATTGGCCAGCACCTCGTCATCATTTTTAACGTAATCCACGTATTTTTGCGGGTTACGTTCAAACGCTTCGGCAAACTCTGTTTTGCCTTCTGGGGTGCGCTCCAGGGTGATGTTGCTGCGCAGCCTATCCTCAGCGAGGCCTTGCAGCTCCTCTTTGATTTTTGCGCTGCCCAGCATCTTCTTTTTCAGGCCGTACTTGTAATCCAGCATGTGGCCGATTTCGTGCGTAAGGGTGCCTTCTGTGGTGCCTGGGCGCAGATATGTCTTTCTGGTGCTGGGCTCGTATGCGCCAAGGTTGCCCTTGAGCTGTGGGGTGTTTTTTACGTCATCTTGTTTCGGACGTACCACCTCACCACGCATGGCAGTTGCGATTTGCTCCAGCTTGGTGCGCAGCTTCGGGTCATAGCTATGCTCAACCTTGGCGCGGATAATCATGGGCGGTTTTACCTGCACCTTTTCAGGGTAGTATTCCGCATATTTGGCCACGTCACCGCGCACCTTGTTGAGCGCCGCACGCTTCAAAATGATTGAGGTGTTGCGGATACGGCTTTGGGTCTTGTCCATAATCTCGCGCTTAGACCCACCGCGCTCTTTCAACGCGCCGATATTGGCAGGGTTTACGTCAGAGCCGAGGCCTTTGCCCTTAAGCGCGGCCACATCCTCTGGGTATTCTGTCTCAACCACACGCGCCGTGGAGCTGTACCACTCGCGTTTGCCAATGAGGTCATCGTACCAGGCTTGGCTCTTGAGGCCAGAGGTGACCAGATTGTGCAAAATGCGGTTATCAAAATCGGTTTCCTCTTTGGCGAATGTCTCAAACCAAGGCATTTTCTCGCCGTATTTTTCGTTGAGGCGCTGCACCGTGGCTTGGCTTTCGGCATAATCCTTGTCGCTCACCTGGCCGTAACCCTTGTTTTTGTCCTCAAGCAACGTCATTGCGTTCTCGAAAGCGTCAAGGTCATCGTGGCGCGTGTCGCGGTTGGGCTCGACCTGCGAAAACATGTTGTCAAAGTCATCGCGGATTTGCTTGAGGCCTTTGCCGGTGACAACCTGGTTGCCTTCATTGTCCCAGCTGGTGGTGCCGGTGGTCAGCTGACGCTCGACCAGCGCAGGCGTGCTCTTGGCCATGCTGAGCGCCGCGGGCGTGAGCTCTGTGGGGCTTATGTCAGCGCCGCCCTCTTTAGCGATGGTATGCAAGTCCTCAATGGGCTGGATGTCATTCCAAAACTCATTGTAGGCCTTGTCCTTCATCACCTGAAACTTGGCGTTAAATCCGGATTGCTCTGCCGGAATGGGGGGCGGGCTGGCAGCGTTTTCCGAGTTTGTAGCAGCTGCAATGATGTTTTGAGCAGCAGCTGGGCCTTGGGGTGCTTTGCGGGCGGCTTGAAGTGCCTCAGGCGCTGTGTCTGCAAGCGTGGGGGCTTCGGATTGCGGCAATGGGAGGTTTTGCTGTACATAGGCGTCTTTCTCCATTGAGGTCATGTTGGCAGCGGTTTCGGTAGCCTGCGCAGGTGTTGCACCTTTGGTTTCCATAAAATGCGTGGCCAGACCTGTGGAGGCGTGCAGGCCGCCAGCGATGCTGATAAGCCCCGCGTTTACCAGCTCCTCATCCTTGGACGGTGTGAGCGCATCCAGATAATGGTCATAATCCTTAATGTCACCGCCTGCGTAGCCCACAGAGGCTTGCAGCGCATGGTCGAGGTGCGCAACGCCAACCTGCTCAGCCATTCCATTCCAGCCCGCCGCGGTGAACATCTTGGACACTGTGGCGTTGGGCTGCACAGCTGACCATGCTTTGTACAGGCCTGCGGTGATTTCAGGGCTCAGGTCTTTGGCTGCTGCCGTCACAGGGCTCAGGAGCATACCGCCAGCCTTGGTGAAGCCTGGGGCCATCATTTGGCTGATAGCGTCAGCGCTGGTGTACCCAAGTGTCATGAGCGCGGCTTTCTGCGGGCTTTCCGTTGCATCGTGCATAATCAGCTGCCCTTTGTCGGTCACCGCGCTGATGTCGTTAAGCTGGCGCTCGCCATACGCGGCGCTGTAGTGCATCGCGTCCCATGTCGCCAACGTGCCTGCGCTGCGCACAGCGAGGTTGGTGATGGTGTTTTCGGCAGTCGTGAGGGCTGCCTTCTGCACGCCTGTTTCAATCAGTTTGCCGACACCGCCAGAGGCCGCAAACTGCGCGGCGAATGAGGGGATAATCGAGGCACCATTGGCAATCTTACCACCCCAGCTATAACCGCGGGCAGCAGCCTCAATCTTGTTGTCGAGGTAATTGTTGAGCGTGCTTTGGTCATTGGGCGTTAAATCCTGTCCAGCCTTCACTTTGAGCGCGATGGGAAGGATTTTCAGAGCGTCAGCGTCTGTGTCACCAACAGCGTAATCGAGCGCTGACAGACGTTTAAACGCTTCAAAGAAGCCGATAGGGTTTGCCTTCATCTGAGCCAGCTGGTCTGGCGTGTATTTGCTGTACGCCAGCGTCATGAGTTGCTGTTGCTGGTTTTGAGCGAAAGCACCAGGCGCTGTGGTCTGTTTGCTCGCGTCAGGCCCGTTGGAGCCAATCGGCACAGTTTCCGCGCTGAAAGGGACTGGCTGACCATCCTTGGGCTCGCTGACCGGTGGCACCGGCACGCCTTGGCCAAAGGCGTTGCTGTTTACCTGAGCAGGGAGAGGAGACGCTGTGGGCGCTTGAATACCTGATTTTTGGAGCAGGTCATTGTCATCCTGTTGCTCAAGCGGATTGGCTGACGGGTGCGGAGGAGCTGCCGCACCCGCGCCTGCCCCCAAATCACCGTTACCCGCCAGGTTAGCGGCAATCTGTGATGGGGTAGGAGGGGCTGGAATTGCAGAGCCAGCATTGTTGTCATCCGGCGCGGTTGGTTGCAGCTGTGAGGCTGGCACAGCCGGAATGGTGGGGTTTACAGTGGGGTCAGCTGGCAGCTTTAGGCTGGGCGCTGGGATAGGCGCAGGATTGGCAGACGGCGCAGTTGAAGCCTGCGACGAGCTGAAAAACGTCATCCCTTGGCCTTCTAAAACATCATTCGCGTCAGCCATTATTGCTCCTCAGGCGGTACGCCCTGTAAAAGAATGCCAGGGTCTGGACTTGGCGATTTGGTGCTTCCAATATCGTCGCCAGTGTCAAGAGGCTGCGCCTGGCGGGTCGCTGGCTTCTTGGCGGCATTTTGACGCAGCATTTGGATGACTTGCTGCTGGCTCATGCCGTGTTTCTGCGCGGTGTATGCGAGCTGGTCAGGTGTGTAACCCAAGCCTTGCAGGAAAGCCGTATCGCTGCCTTGCAGATTTTGTAGGGTCGATTGTGCGGCACCGCGGCGCTGCTTGTTCACCTGGTCGATAATCTGGTTGGCTTGGTTGCTAAGCTGAGCGTCCGTCATGTTCTGGCCATGCGATGCATAGAACAGCGCACGAGTGGCCTGACCGCGGTATTCAGGCGGCAGCGTGTTAAACTTCTGGTTGGCGTCATAAAACTCGTTGCCAGCCGTATTGGTGGCCGATGCGAGCTTTGCGCTGGTGAGCCCCCCGATTTCCTTGTTGAGCTTCTGCGCGTCCTGCGCGGTGAGCTCGTTGTTGGCCTGCATCTGCATAACCTGGTCTTGGATGTTTTTGACACCCACCAGGTAATCGTCAGGGTTCATGGAGGCTGAGGCGTTGAGGTCATAAACGCTGTTGATGACTGTAGCCATTTTGGGTGTGTCGGTCTGCGCGTCGAGGTCTGTGCGCGATGTCAGCACGCGGCGAGCAATGGCTGCATCCTTGGGCGCAATAGTGCCATCCATTTCGCCTTGGTCGAGCTGAGCGCGTTTCTGGTAATACGTGCCGTCACCATTCACGATGTCGCTGGTGTCTTGCATGTTTTTGACCGTGGAGAGCGATTGCGCGAGCGCCTGCTGTTTGACGGTCTTTTGGATTACCTGCGTCATATCCCCGATGTCTTGGGTGGTGAAATGCTGGGCAATGGCAGGGTCTTGCAAGAGCTGCGCGGCACGCACGGGGTCGCTCTGCGCAACACCGGCAACAAACGATTTTGCATAATCGGCGTTAAAGTCCTTGAGGAAGGCGCCGGTTTTGTCTGAGCCAAGCACAGGGTCAGCAAACTGGTGCATCGAGCTCATGGCTTGCTGGTAATTCAAAGCACTTTGCAGGTCAGCGTCAGGGTCTTGCGCAAATGCCTGCCCAGCCACATTGGCCTCATTCAAATACGTCACGCGGCCAGTCTGGAGGTTGCTGACGCCGTTGCGGATTTGTTGCTTTGTTGCCCATGCCGCGTTGAGGTCATCGCTCTGCGTTCCCAGCTCGACGGTCTTATTGGTAAAATCGCGCATGGCGATGGCAGGCACATTGGCGCTCTGTGCGTCCACAATCTTCTGACGGGCTTGCTGGAGGTTTTGTAGCGCAACAGGATTGGTGGGGTCATCGGCATTCTGCAAGCGGTATTGGCTGTCAAGCTGACGAAACTGGCTTTGGGTGGCTGCTGTCGCTGACAAGGCCTTCCCTGCTGCCGACATCGTTGCAGCTTGCTCTGCCACCTGCCCAGCGGCATCGGCAAGCGCCGTGGTCTGGTCTTGCTCTGGCGTGACGTTTGTTACGGTTGGGTCAAAATTGAGGTTTCTATCGGCCATAGCTGCCCCTTAAAACGGTGATTGGTACGGGCCGACAGGTGAAGGGTCGAGAGCCCCACCAATCGACTGCCCCAGCGCATTCGTGTCGCCGGTCTTCAAGAAGCTACCCAGGAAAGAACTATCGCCGGTGTTGCCGCCTGGCGTTGCCGCTGTGCTGCCGCCAAAGAGCTTGAGGGCTGAGCTGCCAAGACCGCTGAGCGCTGCGGCGCGGGCTGCTGTGTTGGCGTTGGAGATTGCCGCATTGGCGTTGTTTTGCGTGCGCGTGATGTCGGTCTGACCCTGGCCAAATGCTTGCGTGATGACTTGGTTGACCGCCGTATTGGGGTCAAGCGCGATGCCAGATTGCAGGTATGAGGTTTGGAGCGTGCCAGCGCGGCGCAGCGTGTTGTTGGCGATGTTTTGCTCTTGGTAATTCGCCTCTGTCTGTGTGGCAGTGTTCTTTGAGTTTGCCGTCGAGAAATTCGAGGCTGCGCCCAGAAACGATGATGCCGCGGTTACGTCACTTTCCCAGCTCATTTTTACGCCCCCTCTGTAACGATTGCCCAGCAATCATAATCACGGTCAAAGATGAATTTCTTCTTGTGGCCTTCGTAGGTAAACCCCAGCCATTCGTGCCAGGCTTTGATGGTCGGATGGCTCAGGCTTTCGGTCTGGAAGCGCTGGGCGCCAAGGTCGCGGATGGCGTCATGCAGGAAGCGCTTGAGCTCGCGGGCGCATTGAAGACTGTAATCCGCACAAATCAGCAGGAAACCTGACCAGCACCGGCCCCAATAATTGCGGAAAACGATGATTGCCTGCACCTTATCGGCATGCACCTGGCTTTGCACGCGGAAGGCTGGATTTGTCAGCACCGTGAAATCAGGCAATTGCGAGAATTCGTTTGGTGTGAAGTGCTCTAAATCCTTGATGTTAAACGGTCTAATCATGAGCTGCTCGCATAGTCTGCCTCGACGGCGAAATTGGTTACACAGGCGGGAAGTGGTTGGTCTTGCACAATGTACACGAATTTGTCTTCTTCGCTATCGTCAGTTACTTCAACATCATGCGTGCCGTCGATGGGTGAGGGCGGCAGATAATTGATGTCTGTCGGCGTGCGAAGCTGCACGTCTTGGAGGTCATAAAGGCTAGTGCCAACCTTCAAACCCGCGCTGTTGACGCAACGCACGCTGAATTTGCTGACTTCCTTGTACGTCACCTGAGTGTTGTGGCCTTGGAAAGTGAAACCAAGCTGCATGCTCTTGATGATGCCGGTGTATTGCAGGCCGACAACGATGCTGCATGATTGGTTTTGCAGGGTGACTGTTCCACCAGAAACAACGACACTGTTCTGGAAACCGCCATCGGTGACCAGACCAACGCTCTTGCCGTTATATTGCGTCAGGCCGCTGACGGTGATGAAAGACTTGTACCAGCTCGACCAGACGTAAAGCGGCGTGCTGACAGGCCCAGCGCTGTCGATTTTGGGTGTCTGCAACACGGTAACGCTGACGGTCGTGCCATTCGTGTATGCCGTGATGATATAGCGCCCGCTTTCGTACCCTGTGGAGGTTTTATAGGCGATGTGCTTGCCAACATCCCCACTGGTAAAATCGCTTGCAGAGCTCACCAGCGTGCCGCTGGGCATGTTCCCAAAGTTGGGGTCTGTACCGGTAGGGGTGAAGGTGATTGTCGAGCTGCGCAGGTCTGAGTAGGTCGTGGCGTTGTCCAGATAGACGCAAGAGCGCATTTGCTCGCTGACGTAGCGCAGATATGCCTCTTGGTCTATGCTCTGGTTTTGCGACTGGTTGGTGCTGTCGGTCGTTGGCGTCCAGAAATCAGCCTGCTTTTTGAATTCGATGTAATCAGCCTGGCGCTCGACGTAAAACGTGCCGTTGCGGTTGACGAGCACAAAGAGCTGGGGATTGCCCAGATTGTCACCAATCACGCCAACATCGCGGAAACCACCCCCAACGCCACCTGGGGTGTTGCGCTCGTGCCAGCCGTTGATGTTTTCCTTTTCTTGGAATACAAGGCTGACGATGTGGTTGTCGCCACGCATGGCATAAATCAGGTTGTTGCGGTCGTGACGATAACGGATTTTGCTGAGGTTGCCGCGGGTGATGTCATAAGCCTCAAGGTTGGCGTCTGAGCTCAGGAAGCTCTCACTCAAGATGTCATATTTGAAGCTGTAAATGTTGCGGCTGGCGCGGCCCACATAGAAAATCAGGCCGTCTTTTTTGAGCGGGTAATAGCCATTTGTCGGCTCAGCGCTGGAGATGTTGGCCTGCACCGTCGATGGCGTGATGGCCGTGTTGACCGTGCCACCATTGACAGCAATGAGGCCGTCAGTCGAGCCGATGATGAGGCTGTTGTCGCCTGGGAAAATCCACTCGATTTGCTGCGTGATGTCTGTGCAAGTAAAGCTGAAACCTGAGGCATCGGTCAGAGGGCTCTGCACCGTAAAATCGTCATACGAAGCGATGTTTGACATCCACAAGGTAGTGAGCTGCGTGGGTGTTGACCCGTACCACAGGCGCCCTTTGTAGAAGCACACAGCACCTGGCCAGTTTGGCCCCGTGAAGGGGTCAGCCGTGCGCGTGAAGGTGTTGAGCGTGAAAGATGAGGCGCCGGTGCGCACCAGCTTCATTGGCGCATAGTTACGGTGCGCGATGTACATGGTGTCAGAGTTTTGCGTGTAGCTCTGGCGCCCAGAGATAAACTTGATGTCTGCCAGGCTGTAAGGCGTGACCACCTGCAATGGCGTGCCGCCGCTGAGCACCCAGCCAAAGTTGCCATTGGTGTCATAGGCGAGGAATTGAAACTGCAAATTGGTGGCACAAATCAGGTAATTCTGGGTGATGCCAAACTTAAACTCGATAAATGCGCAATCCTGAAAGGCAACCTCACTAAGGAAGCCGCTGGAAAAGATGGCGTTGCCCTTATAATTGCTGATGAAGTTGCTGAAAATATCCATGCCGGTGTTGTAGCTCGGCAGCTCATAACGGCCATTGAGGTCATGGTCGAGCTGACCTTTGACGAAATTGCCGTAAGCGGTGACAACCTTGGCCATGTTTATTCCTTCGTTTCAGTGCCACCAAAGCGGCTGTAACGGGCAGTGCGGAAACGTGAATGCGATACGCGCACAGGCTTGTTTTCCTGAGCGTTTTGGGCGGTTGTGTTGAGGAATTCGGCAAGCGCGTCTTTCATCATGCTGGTTTTCTTGCCAGGGTCTTGTGTGTTCGACAGCGCCGTGCATTTGGCCAGCACGAAAACAAAAGCCATTGTGAAGTCTGGCGTGAAGCGCGTCACGTCTGTCACGTCATCGACAAAGCGCAGCGGCGCACCATCGGCATACAGGTTGTTGGTCAAAATCATGCCGCTCTCGACCGTGGGAGGGTCGCGGGTGCAGTCAATGGCGCCCAGGCCAAGCAGTTTGAGGCAGCGCACGGGGTATTCGTACCCATAGGCATAATAATCGGTGTAGGCGTCAGGCAACGTGATTTGGCTGACCTTGAGGCGGTACAGCGCGAAGTTGGGCATGAGGGTCTTGAGCAGGTACTGACGAATGAGGTCATACCACTGTGCGAAGTTGATTTCTTTGTCGGTGCGCGGCGTGGTGATGTTGTTGATGCTGTTCTTGAGGCCCAACGAGCCGTTGGCCAGGTTGCAAATCCATTCTGGGGTATTGATTGATGCCATCGTGTGCCTCCTAAGAAAAAAGGGCAGCGGTTGATGCCGCCGCCCTTTCTGTTTGCTCTACAGTCGAGCCATCCCGATTAACGGGTTGTTGCCTCGTCAATGAGCACGTCCATATCGAGCGTGCCACCAGCGGTGTTGGCAGTCGTTGTGTTGGTCAGCACCAGATAGATGCCGCCGACAGGTTCCGCGTCAGGCCCAAGGCTGAGCAAGTCACGGATGGCCTTGGTATTGTCCAACGAGCCGTTTTTGTTGGTCAGCACATCCAGGAAGGTCGTGACGGCGGTGACAAGCGAAACGCCTGACCACAGCTCGTTACCACCACCCGACTTGACCGGCACCAAACCGGCAGCCGTGGCAAGCTGGTCTTTGGAGTAATAAAACCCCAAATTCCAAGTCGTTGCGCTGGTGAGGGCCGCCATTGCCTGCGAATAGATGCGGGCGATACGGTCATCAATGCTCAACGGGCCTGCTAATACATACTGGTCACCGATGTTACCCGTAGTTGGTACGGTGAATTTAGCATTGACCATGCGCATTCTCTTGCCAACCGAAAAGCTGGATGACAAGGGGAATGCGACTTTTCCGATGCTTTGGGCGATTGCTGCAACCATTTTTGTTTACCTCGTAAGTTAGAGTTGTTGTGACCAGGCTTAGCTGAAACAGGTGGCAGTCGTGCCAGAGCCCAGCATATTCGCCTCGACGCGCCAAATGCCCACATCGACATCTTCGATTTCGATGTAAGAGCCTTTGAGGCCTCCTTGTGTGCTACCGTTCATGGTGATTGTACCATTAGCGGTAGCGGCGAAGGTGCCAGGCGTTGAGCCGGTCGTTGTTGCCACCCCGTAAATCACGTCAGCAATACCAGTCTTAGGGTTGTTCGTCTGAGCAACCTTCAAGGTGGTCGAGCCTGTGATGGTGGTTTCAACAAAGATACGGTACATGCCGCCTTTGCCTGTGGCGTACGGCAAGAGCAATGCCTGACCTGCTGCCAAGTTCAAGCGCATGCTCTGCCGGTCGCCGTGCCGAAGCTCGCTCAAGGTCAGAGTTGCAGCCGTGATGTTCACACGGCTCCTTTTCTGAATTTGGTCGAGCCTTGTTTTTTGTGGACGTGACATGTTTTAACCCTCCTTTGT